GAAGTAGCATGGCTTTCCGTAAAGGGCGGCGGTGTGGGTGGGCACTGGTCAGACGTGAGAGGGATCAGCGACAAGGCTCCGGGCCCGATCCCATTCATGAAAGTAGTAGACGCTCAGATGACAGCGTACAAACAAGGGAAGACACGGAAGGGAAGCTATGCGGCGTACCTAGACGTAAGCCATCCTGATATTGAAGAGTTCATCAACTTTAAAGTAGCGACTGGTGGCGACATCAATCGCAAATGTTTTAATCTTTTTAATGCAGTGAACCTCACTGATGAATTTATGGAGAGTGTAATTAATGACGCAGAATGGAACCTTATCGACCCAAGTACAGGAATTGTTAGAGATACAGTCAAAGCTCGTAAGCTGTGGCAACGAATCCTTGAAGCTCGCTTCAGAACTGGCAGTCCTTACCTTAACTTTATCGACACAGCCAAAAGAGGCTTACCAGAAGCTCAAAGAAAACTTGGATTGTCAATTAATGGCAGTAACCTCTGCAACGAAATCCATCTCGCAACAAGTGAAGAGCGTACAGCAGTCTGTTGCCTCTCCTCAGTCAACCTCGAAAGATACGACGACTGGAAAGCAAGCGGAATGGTTGGAGACCTTATCCGATTCTTGGACAACGTCCTTCAATTCTTTATTGACAACGCACCAGAAGAATTATCAAAAGCTGTCTACTCAGCTTATAGAGAACGCTCAGTCGGTCTTGGAGCAATGGGGTTCCACGGATATCTCCAAAGCAAAGGCATAGCATGGGAGTCATGGCAAGCGGCGAGTGATAACTATGCAATCTTCAAAGACATCAAAGCCCAGTCTGTTGAGGCCACATACTCGCTCGCTGTGGAGCGTGGCGAATGTCCTGATGGAGTGGGTTATGGTGTTAGAAATATGCATCTGTTGGCTGTTGCTCCTAACGCTAATTCTAGTATCCTATGTGGGTGTTCTGCTAGCATTGAACCACGTATTAGCAACTGCTTTGTCCATCGTACTCGTGCCGGGAGTCATACTGTTCGCAATCCGTACTTGGAGGAACTTCTAGATGAGTATCACCAGAACACCAAGAAGGTATGGCAAAGTATTCTTGAGAATGAAGGCTCTGTACAGCACTTGGAGTTCCTATCGGACGACGAGAAGGCTACATTTAAGACAGCATTTGAACTCGATCAGGGGTGGGTTGTTGAACACTCCGCAAAAAGACAAGAGTTCATTTGTCAAGGACAGTCTGTCAACGTGTTCTTCCCATCAGGTACTGACAAGGCTATTGTTAATCAAGTACACCTCAAGGCGTGGAAGGAAGGGCTTAAGGGATTATATTATCTACGCACGACTGCAGGTGTTACAGCGGAGAAGGTTGGGACTAAGGTAGACCGTAATGCGCTGAAGGACTTTGATGACGATGAAGTCTGTGTGAGTTGTCAGGGGTAGCGCACAAAAGTTGGACTAGATTACATAAAATGTAATTATCTATGCATAGTATTCCTATGCAAAGGAGGGAATATGCAAACCGGATTGATTGAAGTTAAACGCTTAGAAGAGAATGAAGATGGCTCTGCTAACCTAGAGATCGTCACAGACGTAGAAGCTACACGTCTGTTGGTTGAGGTTGGCCTCACACGGTTGCTAGAGATGGCACTAGATAAAGAAAATGACCTGTACAAGTTTGAGGATGAAAATGAAAGAGAAGACAACGAACCTACTACAACGTCTGAGCCTGATTAAAGACAGTGACCCGTTTAACAAGCGGATACTAAATGACTGCTTTGACCACTTTCAGACTTTACAAGATGAAGTAGATAGGTTAATATATCATAATAACAACCTGATGAATGTCATCTACCAGAACCAAGGAGAATTAGAAAATGGTGTATGAAAAGCTCGACGCTGATCAACTAGACAAAATGGTTCAAAACATTTATGAGTTAGAGACTAGCCTCAAAGAGAATAGTTTTGATCCTATTGCCGACCAAAAACGCGCGGTAATCAAAGATATGTTGGAATGCATGAGTGCATACCTACGGTACAAAACAGTATTCTATTTAAAAGAAGCTGAAGAAAAAACAAGAGAGACACGATTAGTATGAGTCTATTAGAAGCGAACGTAACCTACAAACCCTTTAGCTACCCTTGGGCAGTGACGTATGCCACAGAGCATGAGCGTATTCACTGGATTGAGGATGAACTGGAGTTACAAACAGATGTCAACCACTGGAAGTCGGGGGCTCTATCGGAAGTCGAGAAGAACCACATTACCCAGATTCTGCGGCTGTTCACGCAGAGTGACGTTGCGGTCGGGACAAACTACCTTGAGTATTATATACCCAAGTTTAAGAACAATGAGATCAGGGCGATGCTCACAGCCTTTGCTAGTCGTGAGTTCATCCATCAGCGAGCCTATGCGCTCCTGAATGACACCCTAGGGTTGCCTGAGGAGGAGTTCACAGCATTCCTTGAGTATCAGCAAATGTCTGCAAAACTGGAGTTCATGTCCGGATTAGACGTAAATTCTATCAGCGGTACAGCCCTTGCAATTGCACGTTCAGTGTTAAATGAAGGTATGTCGTTGTTTAGTGCCTTTGCAATGCTGTTGAACTACCAGAGATTCGGGAAGATGCCGGGGATGTGTACAGTCGTAGAATGGTCTGTACGAGATGAGAGCCAACACGCTGAAGGAATGGCTAAGTTGTTTAGGGAGTTCTGTAATGAGCATCCAAGAATTGTTAATGATGACTTTAAGAAAGATATCTACGAGATGTTCCGTACTGCAGTCAAACTGGAAGACAAGGTTATTGACTTGGCGTATGAGATGGGTGACTTGGAAGGTCTCTCAGCGGCAGATGTCAAGCAGTACATTCGCTATCTCGCAGACAGACGTTTATTACAGCTTGGCCTCAAGACGAACTGGAAGGTTAAGGAGAATCCTCTCCCGTGGATGGAGGAATTGCTTGGTGGTAGTTCTATTTCCAACTTCTTTGAGAAGCGGGTCACGGATTACAACGCACACGGACTGGAAGGGGAAGACTGGGGATGGTAAGGACTTATGAAGTGTACTGTGGTGAACGCTACATTGGCCGCTATCGTGCTCTTAATGCCGATAGTGCCATTCAGCAGGCTTACATGAAGACCGGAAGTGCTTCCGCGTACACAGGAAATGCAAGACATATATATAAGGCAAGAGAAGTATGATAGTAGCACGATTTCACAATGTATTTGGTTTGTCTGCAGAGACAGTACAGTCGCAACCAGTGTTAGGTTGGAAAGAAGGAGAAGACATTGAAGACGCTAATGTGTACTTCTTTGATGGATATGTAATCAATATTCCCTTCTGTAAAATAATGATAGGGGATATCTTTGAGGTTTTTGAGTAGGTCGTTCGCTCAACCATTGGGGCCTAAGGGCCCCTTTTTTATGGGCCTAGCAAATCAGGATCAATCTGAAAATCTTCATCAGGGTCTAACACATTTGCTGTGAAAGCTACATTCTGTGCGACGGGGACAGCCTGACGAGCAATCTCTGCTTTAGATGGCTGAAGATCGCCTAAGACATCAAGCTCTGCCCTGCCTTGTGCTTCTGAAAGCTGAGGTGCAGGTTTGTCAATTAGCTTCCCTTCAACCGATTCACCATACTCTTCTTTTAATGGTACATTGTCTTTCTTATTACTACGTAAGCTAGACAGACTGAACACATTAGATTGCATCGGTGGAGTTGTTGACAGAACTTGATTCGGAAGCGCATCATCTAATAGTTTGTTGATGCCCGGTAACTTATCACCAAAATCATGAAGGTCAGATGCAATACTTGTTAGAGTTCCATCTGGCTCTACACGCATCAATACGTTCATACCGCCTTCTACTTTAGCACGAGACGGATGTGAAAAACTAACCCAAACACCTTTGTCATCTTGACCGACAATGTTGAAGTTCTTAGGGGAATCCTTGCCGTAGGTTTTAACAAGTTTCTCATCGCCTGACAACTTACCATCAGCATCACGGGTAACCCTAGTTTCCTCAAGGGCTTTTCTTAGTCCATCAATATCCGGGACTAGCTCAATACGGTCTCCCTTAATTTCAACATCGTAGAAACCACCTTTAGGTGCTACAGTCGTCTCTGTCGTGCCCCCTAAGACACGTTTTTCAGCTACGTCAGGCTCAAGGTCTCCAGTACGCCACGTATCTGGGCCAGACTCCTTACGTACAATCTCACCGCCTACATATCTCTTACGTCCTGTTGTTTCTCTAAACGCACGTTCAATAGCATTAACTTGAGCGTTGAATGCCATAGAAGCCCAATGATCGCCTGTGAGTCGGCCTGAGGGAGCTTTGACAAGAATCTTAGCCCTATCCATATCTAAACCAGAACCACGCCATGTTTGTTCTATGTAGTCTCCTACAAACTTACTGACTTCTGGACTAAGCGGCCCTACGTTTCCTTTAGTGCCTGCAGACGCATCAAACCAGTTATCACCAAGCTCTGCTTTACTTTTGTAGATTGGTGTACCTTCCATAGCGGCTCGTTCAACAAACTCACGAGGTACATTACGCTTGAGCGGTACATTCCCGGCTTGTACTCCAATGTTACCCATTTGTTGCATTTGAGATGTTATTGTTTCTAACGCTTCATTGTGTTGCTTCACCAACGCATCTTTAGCCTCGCCTACAGGCATTGCTTCAATCTTAGCTTCTAACTGAGCTAACTTTTTGTATGCATCAGTAGCTACAGGAGTTACACCTGTTTCCATAAACCGTGCACGAGTTACAGGATTAAAGGCTAACTTGGCAGTACGAGCAATACCTTTAGTGCCCCACTCAGCAAGGCCCATTAACTTACGCCCTGCTTTATCAAATGAAGTGTCACCCCGGAGTCCGGGATAGGTCTTGGTATTCGGATCGTAGAAGTTATCAATAATTACGTCAAAGTTAGACGAAACCATACCGGCCCTAGCTTGTTCTCTTGCTGTCCGTGTGTCAGGAGCACCCTTAGCCACTGCACGGCTTCCTAGCTGTCCTTTGACTGCACCGGCAGGGGAGAGTATGCCAAAGAGTCCAAAGGCTTCCTCAGCGGCCCTACGTGTGTCTGGGTCTAATGATTGTAATGCATCATCTAATCCAGTAGCTTCCATACCGTACTGAGCGGCACTACCGATAGCTTCTTCAATTGGATCAGGAATAAAGTAAGAGAATAGTTCTTCAATAGGTTTAGCGACACCGTAGTACCCAGTGCCTAAGATATATTCACCGACGTTACGATCACCAGATTGAAACTCTTGTTCAACCTTTGACAATCCACGTCCGTAGTCTTGGACACCTTCATATAAATCTTGGCCTACACCGTAAGCCGTATCAAAGAGACCTTTCAGAGCCATTACTCTTCCTCTTCGCCAAAGAGTACATTACGAATACTGTCAGCCGTAACACCGCCTACAGTCAAAGTAGCTTGATTAGGGTTGCTTGTAACTTTCTTAAGTTCTTCAATACCACCTGCTTCCTTAACCAAACGAGCAATACTTTGCTTAGTCTTTTTGTCAGCAATGTATTTAGCACCGCCAGTTGCCAGATAGACTAAACCTAAGAATGGTTGATGAGCAATAGCCATAACGTTCATGGCACCAAAGAAACCCATAGGGTTGAATTGGAACTTCCCAAGTGTCGCTAGTGTGCGCTCAGATACAGAGCCTGTTACGATGTCCTGTAAGAAACCTTGCTCTGCTTGGTTAAAGTACCGCATCTTCTTCTTGTCGTTAAGCAGTCTCTGGGCTACTGTACGCCATGCCTTACGTGTATCTTTAACGTCAGGAGCAATCCCCTCAAAAGCGTTCTGAATAGTCTCTACGTTACGGAAACGACGGTTAGCATCACGAGCAAGTTTAACTGTGGCAATCTGACTAGAGTCCATAGCCGCTTCAATCCCAGTGTCAAACTCATCAATCATTTCACGAATGATTCTTGAGTCCTCAGGGTGGGCTTTCATGTAGTCAAACAGACGCTTACGTACAACTTCAGACTGCCCTAGGGTCAACCCTTGGTTCCTGCCAATGTACTGTTGAAGCGTAGCCTTGACTTTGTGGATACCGGGGTTCTCTTTAGCACCTAAGAATCCTGCATTGTCTGCTAGTCCACTCATACGCATAAATACATTGTTTAGTTCACCGGGCCCTACAGCAAACGCCTTGTCGTCTACAGCTTCATAAGCGGCATCCTTGATGGCCCTAAGGGTGTCGACGGTTGGTTCTTGTTGTTGTCGTTTGATGAGTGCATTCGCTTTTGCATTGCCAACTGCACCAAAGGCTTTCTCTAGTGGAGCACCAATCAGAAGACCAATACCGCCAGATTCCAGAGCTTCTTGAGCCCGATTCTCAAAGTCACCTTCAGCAGTACCAAATCCGTATGCGGCACCGCCAGTGAATCCTTTGATACCGCCACGGACTAACGCACCAAGACGCTCAATGTACTGAGGGGCCTTCAGGTAAGTTGCGGGTGTCAAAAGACCACCTAGGATTTCTCCTGTCAACGCTGTGCCGGGGTTCTCTGTTTGGAACTGTTTAATCTCGCTTCTGATCTTGTCACGTTCTTGTTCGTAAGTGCCTTCACCTAACCATGAGCGAATAAAAGCCTCAGCCTCGTCAGCACCACCAAACGTCAAACCCTGCCCAAGCATCCTAAGTTTGCTTGTGAACCGACTGGGGGCTTCTGGTGAAGGCTCAGGCACAATTCCTAAGGATTGGTCAAACTGTGTTGGATCAAGATCAGCATAGAACTTCTTTCTATACAATTCTTTGAACTCGTTAAAGTCCATGTCTGTATAGTTCTCTTCATACTGCTTCCGCAGTTGGTTAAGAGCTTCTGACATTAGCGGATTCCTAATGGGTCTTGAGTGCTTCCTTCAGGTTGCAAAGGATTGCCTGTGACAGGATCAACTGTACGGTACTGGATGGCAATCTGCATTCCGTATTGATTGAGAACTTCGTTTGTGTAGTTGTTTGCAAGAATCTCCATATTCTTGGCGTAAGTGTCTCTGATTTCTTTCAAGCTCTGGATTAACACCTTATCACCAACTTTGGGCTCAAGTGGTGCTATAGAGTTCTGAAGTGCAATCAATTCAAGAATTGCAACCTGACCTAATGCCCCGCCAGTAGGCGACTCGTCACGCATACGTTGTAGTTTGTCAAAACCAATGTTTGACTTAATCACTGTTAAATAACCATCCAGAATCTCTGTAGGGCTTCCTGCAGTCAATGCACCTAAGAATGGAACTTTACCAAAGTCACGAGTAGCCGCACCTTGCCATCCTGCGGCCTCAGGATTTTTTTCAAGCAACTCAATAGTACGATCAGTGTATTCACTCATTAAGTCAAGCTTTTCGGCTCTTCCTGCAATACCTTGGCTTGTTTGTTGAATCCTCTGCTTAAGATCACGGTCTGTCTTAGACCCCGAAATGACAGACATAGAGGTTGTCAAGTTACCGTCAGCATCATAAGCACGGTTGACTTGATAGTCACCCACTTGAGTCACTTTAGGATCACCTGTGACTGCTGTAATTTCTTGAGTCTTGTTATTCCTCTGATAAGCAACACCCGGAGTCAACGTTGGGTTGTCTTTAATCTCTTGTTCAGTCATCAACGTGTATGTTGTGTTTGACTCAGGAGGAGGAGACCATGCTACTTCAGGAGCCCCACTGGGAGGAATCTTAATAAGGCTTTTACCAACTACTTTGTAGTCAGCCTGAGGATCTTTAAGGGCATCCTTAAGGGTGTCTAAGGGTAAGATACCCTCACGCACTGCTTGAGCCATGTCAGGCTTCCCACGGCGGTCTAAGATATCTCCGGCAGTCACTCGACGACGTGCTTCAAGCTGTCGCTCTTGTGCTTTACGTTGTTCGTCAGCAATAGCAGATTCTTCTTCACGAATCATCTTTTGCATTTGAAAGCCTTTGACACGCTGTTGTGTTGCCTGCATCTGTGCTTGAGCGGCCTCATCTGCAAACCCACCGGCCTGTAGACGCTGTGCCATCATATCGTACATTTCAGCATTACGTTCAAACTGTGCAATCTCAGGACGCTTGTTAGCTTCTGCAAGGTCAGCCTCTTCTTCAGATGTAGCAGGACGCATAACACCTCTAGTGGTTTCACGGAGTCCTTCAGAAGTCTGAAGTTCTTCTGCTCGTTGACGTTCTTGCTCTTGAATATCTGCAAACTCTTTAGACGTCGACTGAATAATTTCTTCGCCTTCTTTAGCTTGCTTCATTTCCTCTGATTCAGGGGCTAACAAAGCTCCCAATAGCTGTCCTAACCCCGCGCCTGCTCGTTGATAACCTGAGGGGCCGGGTTTGTAACTAAAGGCTCTCTTAAACTCTTCAGCCGCTACCTGTTGCGGTGTCTTCATTCCAAACAAAGAGTATACTGAATCTGGTTTAGCCATTAGTGGACTCCTTGTAATTCTGGATGTGCGTAGTTGACCATTAAGTATCCATCTGGGTGCTCAATAACAGCCTCAGGAATTACTTGAGCAACCTCTTGTGCAATAACACCAAATGTAGGCTCGTTACGCTCTTCTTTCCAATTCCATGTATAAAGTTTAATACCGTTAGGAAGTGTATCTATATGGTTAATATTTTCTTTAAAACGAATGTCAGATAATTTTAAGTACGTAGCACCTGCACCTGCAAGATCACCAAAGAACCCTGCAGTGGCTTCTTGTTGCTTCTGCTCCATCTGGGCTTTAGTTGCATATGGAGACAATTCAGCTTGCATTGCACCCAAGGCCGCCGCCGCACGAGCTTGCTCTGCATTGAGACCCATACCCATAAGAGACTGCTCAAGCCCACTAATGCCCATACCAGATTGTAACGCTTGGGCCGCCATAGATCCAAGAGCTTGTTGCTCACCAAAGGCTTGCTGACGTGATTGAGCGGCTAACTGAGCAAGAGTCTGCTGTTGTGCTCTACCTAATCCTAAAGCATCTGGAGATACCATTCCAGAACCTGCACCAAGTCCTTGAGATTCCCCTGCAAGCCTGAGACCTAAACGGCCACCACCAAATAGTCGGCTTTGAAGTTGAGTTGCTTGTTGTTCAAAAGCAGGTTGCAACAGTGCCGCTTGTTCTTGGTAGATGTCTGCCGCACGTTGACTAGGATCAAAAGCACCAAACTGCTCAAAGAGTCCTTGAGCACCTCCTAAAGTGGTACCTAGGAGGTCTTGGTACGGTTGAGATAGTGTAGAATAAAACTGACCGTCACCTGTGTACCCTGTCGTACCTGTAGCTGTCCTTACTGTATAAGGATTGAAGCGAGCACCGGGAGCAAGCTCACGGGCTCTTGCTACTGCCTCTCCTGCTGTTCCTGCACCGCCCTTACCGAACAGCCCGCTTACTATACTACCCATATCTATATATGCTCCGTGTTACATTGTCAACGCAATGTGCTTCTTTAACAAAAATGTATCCTAGTTGTGTTACAAATTTCTTTAGTTTATCATTATCGACCAAACAGTAGAATGGTCGCCCATGAATCATATTTAATAGTCCGTGGACTTGATGAAATTCTTTAGCAATCTTAGGTGTCCACTTGTGTACATCTGCGTGTGTCCATGTTAGCCCGTCATACATTTCAAAGTAAATCGTGTATGCAGGTTGTATTGCTACTGGTGTTTTTATCAAACGCCATCGTCTCTACGTAGTGTGCCGGTTACTCCACCGTTGTGTGATGTATTAAATCCTGTAACAGTTTTACCAGAGTATGCCTGAACAGATGTACCCGGACTTGCTGTACCAACAAAGGTTCCATCGCCAGTAACCCATCGGTAACCTTCTTTAAGGTACATTGTGTATACAGTATCTGTACCCGGCCCTTGAGTGTACCCATGAGAATGAAACGCATCTGTAATTTCTGTTGTTAATCCAGATACCCAGTTTTCAATATCAGACGAATCAGGAGCAAGGTTTAATGTAGTAAGTGTAGTCTCTGAACTAAATACAGGACTTGTAAGACCAAACACACGAGTGCCATTAAAGTAAACATCTCCCGGTGAATCGGGCGTACTTACAGCAGTGCCATTCATGTACACTGACTCTTGATACCAATCTAATACTGCACCGTTAAATACAATTGCCATGATCAGTCCTGAGTATAAATGTACAAATCACCGCTTGAAATGTAAGCTCTCACAGATCCTTTAACTGTTTCTGAAGCATACACTGGTGTGTATTCATTAGCAGTGATCTCTTGTTGTACAAACGCAGTGGTTGCAATCTGTGTAGTGTCTGTACCTGTAGTTGCCGTAGGAGCAGTCGGTGTACCTGTTAACGCAGGAGAAGCCTTCTGATCTTGTACAAATGCTGTTGTCGCAATCTGTGTTGTATCTGTAGCCGCAGAAGCTGTAGGAGCCGTAGGTGTGCCTGCGAGTGCAGGAGAGTTAGTATCTGCTTTAGAGTTAACTGCTGTTTGAATCGCGTTAAACTCATCGTCAATCTCTGTACCCTTGACAACCTTCAGTGCATTACCTGTTAGCAAGGCATCCTTAGCGGCAAAGTCTGTTGATTTAGTATATGAACTCATTAGATTGTCCTACCTTGTTTAACATAGACATCCATCTTTTGAATTGACAAAGCACCACCATTAAGGTCTGCTTCAAATCCCAATTGTAGTACTGATCCACTACCTGATCCCGGCGCACGTACTGTGTCAACCAATGTGCCACCTGAATATTCTGCAATGTTATACTCAGCTACGTTGTACTCGTACACTGTGCCTGTACGTACTGTCAGTGGATAGGAGTTGTACTGGTCACTGTAGTCAAACCCTGACTTAACAACAAAGTCCTGTCCTGTGGCTCCAATGACGGTCATAGACAGACGCTTGAGTATCTTTGTCTGTGATGCTGTACCAAGATCAAAGTAGTTTGTAAAGTACACCATACGATATGACTGACCATTGTCTTGGTAGCCTGCGTATCTAGCAAGGCCATCCTCGTGAGTCATATATACTTCACCATCAAACCCAAGCCAGTCCGTAAACTCCATGTTGTTCCAGATGGTTACACGAGCAGACCCGTCTTGTAGTGGTGCTCTCATGTCAAAACAGTACACTTGCTTAGTTGTTGGGAATGCAAGTAAATAGAATGCGTTGGTAGGTGAGTACGCTGACTTAATGTTAGCAGGTGTTTCAGATTCAATTAGCTGTACAAGATCATCCCGCACGTTTCTTGATAAGTCACGCATTGGTGTTGATTTCTCTTGAATGACTCGACCTAACGACATCAAGCCTGAGTCAGACAAAAATAAAATATCTGTACCTGTGTTCTGTAAGCTGTCTCTTGCAATACATCCAACACCGCTGATTACTTCTACCAGTTGTAATGTTGTAGGGTCAAGGTAGGTTTGAGCAGTGTCACTATCACCAAAGATAATAATGTTGTTCTTACAGAAGACAATCAAGAAACCATTGTGTGCACCTAATGCAATAATCTCGTCATTACCATTAACAAGAATGCTTGACAGATCTAAGCTACCTGCTGTGCCTGAGTTCCAACGAGTAGGATCAAGCAGGTCAGTCCAGTAAATTGTTGTAGTGTTAGTTGCTGTGTCTGCTGTCCATACTCGACCATACGCAGACAATGCACAGTTACCCTCAATCGGTGTACCAGATGCTGAAGGAGATGAAGAGATGTCTAAGATAGTTCCAGTGGTAGTATCAAAGTACAGTGGTTCATAGTTCTTTTGGAACAAGTATGCCGCATCGTTTAGTGTAACAGCTTGCCAGTTACCTTCAGTAATCGTTTGTGACCCTGAGTAGGTAACAGCAGTTAACGTGCCTGCGGAGTAAAGGTAAAAGT